GTCGTTGAACTTCATGTTAGGATCAACGTATACAGTTAAGCCGTATACTTTACCAGCTGGGTACAACTGACCTGCTCCAGCAGGAAGATCGTTGTTGAAAGGAGCGATAACGTAGCCAGATACGTCTGCAAGAGCAGAAGCGATACGGCCGTTAGTTACTACGAAAGTACCTGCACCGAAACGTCCTCTGTGGTAGATTAAGTTTGCGATTTCAAGGATCTTAGTAACAACTTTACGTTGGTTAGCGCTAAGAGTGAATGCGTCAGCAGCACCTACTGGGTTTATTAGAGAACCTAGGGTAGCTCCAACACCTTCTATTTCGTTCGCTTTAGTTGCGTGAGCTGCACCAAGCTGAGCAACACGGTCAACCAACTTCTTGTTGATAGACTGAGCAAGTTCGTTAACTGCTACGTTCTCCAACATAGAGATTACGTCGAAGTTCCATACGCGGTTAAGATCTTGGATTTGCTCAACAGAAGCAGAGATAGCAACTTGGTCGCCTTTTGCTTCGATGAACTTGGTGAACATTCTTAAGCCCATTTGACGGAACTTAGATTGCTCAGCTGCTTCTCTAGTCATGCCGAATGCAGACTGGTTACCAGTTGTATCAGCGAAAGGACCGTTGAAGTCAGTAGTTGCATAATCAGCATCAGATACTGAAGTGAAACCAGAGATGTGGTTCTCAAGAGCAGATACTAGAGATACAACGTTAGCTGCATCAAGAGTAATGCTGTTTAGAACGTTACCTGCTGCAATGTAAGTTGCAAGGGTAAGAGACTCGTCAGAAGAGATCACTTTGAAGATAGGATCGCCATCAACACGTGAAGCACCTACATACTGAAGAGTAAGAACTGCTGCAGTACCAGCACCATCACCGTCAATAGTGTAGTTTGAACCAGCTGCGAAAGTTGCTACTTCAACTGCGGTAAAACCAGCAATTTTGATTAGGTAAGGCTCGTACTCAGAACCTAAGCTACCACCTTGGTAAACGTAGTCTAGGTAAGGAAGGAAACCTACTGGAGAATCCATAGGAACAACACCAACTAGGTCGAAACCGATAGTTTTAGCTGCTACTTGAATTGCAACTGGCATAAGTGATGGGAATTTATCACCTGAACCAGCAGCGGTTGTTTTTGCACCACCTGCAGTGAACGGAGTCATTGCGTTGGTTGGAGCGCTGATTGCGCCCATAGAGCTGATAGAACCTGGTTGTTGGAAGAACAAACCTGGAGCTACAGCTGCTTCGTTGATAGCGCCAGCGTTTTCGAAGATAGCGTGGTTGTGAGCATAGTCAACTAACCAAGGGCGTGCATTTAAGTCTACGCCATAACCTTCTAAAACTGGAGCCCAAGTCTCACGTACGCTTGCGTCGTTGAGTCTTTTGAAAACTTTAGTTGCCATTTTTTAGAAACGGTTTTTTTAATTTTGTGCTCTACGTTTTAGAGCTGCAAGATAGTCGTTTGAGTAACCTCTTAGACTTTCATTGACTTTATTTAACGAGACGTAGCCTTCTGCACCTTGGCTTTCGTTAATTTTTTCTGAATTTGATTTTTCAACAGCTAATCTTTCGTAAATTCCGCGAAGATCACGAGAATCCCAGAATGATTTAACTTGGTAAGCATTATTTAATTGGAAGTTATGCGCTTGAGCTGCAATCCAATTTCTCTCACCATCTGTCATGCTTTCAAATACTTCTTTGTATTTTTCTGGCATAAATCTTACGTATTTAGGAGTATTTTCCTCCTGCTTATTAAGAACTGCCTCCATTAGATTGATAACTTCAGCTTCTGTGAAGTAAACTGCACCTCTTAGAGTTTCTACGATTGCAGTTTTAGTCTCTTGATCTAATGAGAAGAATTTTTGTTTATTGTTTTCGCTTAGAAGCTTTAAGAATGGGTATCTGTTCTCTAGAACTGTATTTGCTGCATTTGATTTAATGTGGCCGATAATGCCGTCAACTGCTGCAACTAGTTCGTCTACTCCAGACTCTTCATTTACTTCGTAATTAACACCTTCATTTAAGGTCTTAACATCGGCTAGTAATTTGCGAGCAGAGATTGCTGCGCTTGGAGAAATCTTTTCATTCATAGTTTCAGCTAGATACTCAGAATACTTGATTCCTTTTTCTAGATTCTCTCCTAAGTAGTCTGCGTATTTAATAGCAGCTTCTAGATTTTCGCCAATGTACTCAGAATAACGAATTCCTTTTTCAGCTTGTTCAGCAACATACTCTGCATACTGAATTCCTTTGTCTGCTTGTTCAGCAACGTATTCTGTATACTTGATGTTCTTTTCAACCTGTTCAGCAACATATTCTGAATAGTTAATTGATTGATTTACTTTTTCGCCTAAATAGTCAGAGTACTGAATGTTCTGTTCTGTCTTTTCTGCTAAGTAATCAGAGTAATCAATTACGTTGTTTACTTTTTCTGCAACATGCTCAGTATAGTTAATTCCTTTATTCAACATAGTTGAAAGGTAATTAGTATACTCAACAAGCTTTTCCATTTCGCCAGCTAGATAGTTAACATAAGTAACCATCTTTGGAGAATCGTTAGAACTTTCAGATAGAGCGTTGATGCCCTGGTTGTTCTTTGTAATGCTTTCTTGAAGAGCCTCGAACTTTTTCTTAACTAGCTCAGAGTACTGATTAAGTTCTTCTCTACTTACAAACTCATTTGCCATTTGTTTGTTGTTATTTTGAGTAGGTGTATTCATTTCTGAATTATTTATCCTATAGACCTTCACAGAATCCTCGAAATTGAAATTTTCTGAAATATCCATAAGTTTATTTGTAACGGAAGTTTGCTTTAATAGATCTAATGATTCAAACACGCTTGTGAATTGTGTTTGTAAACCTTCGTTTACTGATTTTTGTAAAATTGCTTGCGAGAAACCTGGCTCGGCAACTAGGTCGTAAGTAAAGATTCTGTGAAGTTTTACTTTACCTTCATTCATTACTTGACCAGCAGCTCTAGAAGAACATGAGATTGTGCAACCAGACTCAACTAAAGTCTTTGCGATCTGACCGGCTGGTGTATTTAGGATACGAAGCTTGATTTTTACTGAATTAGATCCTTCGTCATAGCTTAGGCCTTCAACTACGTGTGAAACGTTCTTAAGCGAAACGTCAAAGCTTTGTGGGTGATCAAGTTCTCCGAAAAGCTGACCCTTTGAAATTTTTTCCTGCAGATAAGAAAGGTGAGGTAAATACTCCTCCTTCTCATAAACTCGGTTGTTATTATTCTTAACTCCGAATACTGCAGCGGTACCTTCTAATACAATGTCTCCATTCTCATTAGATACATCAAGTCCCTCATTGATTCTCTCAACGATGAAAACCTCATTCTCAGTTGGAACCGGCGTGCTCAAATTGATAAGTTTAGTATTCACTAAGCCATGTAAATTTTTTATTATTTATACAGGAATAACCCGCCAAAACGGGCGATTTCCGTATACCGTTATTTATTACGGCCGACTTAGTAAATTCACCAGAGTGGCGATCTCTTCATCGGACAGAGCCGACAAATTTGGTTTGATAACATTTAGTTTAAAGCAATATCTGCCAGGTTGGCCATTTTCCTTCAATAGGCCGTTGCCTGGAATGTTTAGCGTAAGTTTTGCTAAGCTATTGCTATTAAATGACTTGATTTTAAATTTCTTTGAGTCGATCGACTCAAATATAAACTCTTCTGGAAAAAGTGCTTCAGTTAATGGAATATCGACTTCATGTATGATATCGCCATTTTCTATCTCAACTCGATCGGTTGAAATAATCAAATTTAGCAATAGGTCGCCGACCGCTCTCTGAGTAGAGCCGTTTAATTGATTAATATAATCAACTGAATCTCCATATCCTCTAATCCTAAGTTGAACTGTGTAGAGACCATTTCGCTGTTTTACAACTGGAAAATATCGTTCCCGCAAATTAACGTTTACACTAAGAGTCTTATTTTCTCGAGTTGCTTTACCGTTGACATCAGTATGTGTCTGTTCAATCAAGACTTCAAACTTTTCGCCAGTTAGAGTTGAAAGAAAGGGCAGCTGAAAATTACTAACTATTGTTAGATTGTGAGTTGACGGTCGACTGCCAAATCCATTAAAGTCTTTCCATGTATTGAATGGATTTGATGAAAAGTTATTAAAGCCAAAATCGTCAAAAGAAAACTTAGTCCGTTTAGGCGCATCATATTCAGCCTTTTTCTTTTCATCGCCGAGTATTGAATAAGCTTCTGCAATCTTTTTAAATTGCTCAGCTCCGTCTGGATTTTTATCCGGATGATATTTGGTTGCAAGCTTACGATAGGCTTTTTTAATTTCCTCTTTCGTTGCTTCCCGCTTAACGCCTAATATGTCATAGTAATTTTCCAATACTATCTTTTATCCAAAAACCTGGCTGAGTTTTATTTACCGACAATAACTGTCTCAGATAGACTAAGTACCTTGGCGGCTTCGACCACTTGTTGTGCTGCACCTGGCGTGGATGGGAATTTAGCATCAATCATACCTGCTAGAACCTTTAACATGGCAAACAATCTATCGCCCAATACAGCCGGTCCAGTTATTGGACTATGACCGACTCTAGTTGAATCACCGTCTAACCAAATTTGATCAGCTGTTGCTCTAACTGAATTTGAGGTGATATTGACTTGGCTGTCTGATACTATTCTAACTGTGGCTCCGTCTAATTCAATTATTGACAGCGAGTCCTCGTGTTCAAGCGTAATTTTTGAATTTTGATCAATATTGATTCTTGAATTCTTAAGTTGTAGAGTCAAACCCTTTTTAACAGTAAACCATAACTTTAGCTCTT